CCCAAGTGTACGGAGGGAAAAATGATTTAAATGAATAAACGAGAGCAAGAAATTCAAAACGATATCCGTGTGGCTGTGAGTTTAGATCATTGCAAGGTATTTAGAGCAAACGTTGGTAGTATTCGATTACCAAACGGTCGATATTTTCAAACTGGATTACCACCTGGCTATCCAGATTTACACGGATACAAAATTTCAAACGGGAAAATATTTTATTTAGAAATTAAAACGCCAACTGGACGACCTAGACCAGACCAGATACAGTTTCATAAACAATTAATGGCTGATCATATCATCCACGGTATAGCACGAAGTCCAGAAGACGCTTTAAAAATAATTGATGAGGAGTTGGTTGGATATGGATTCAAATAATAGAGAGTGTGGAGAAACAAGAAAATGACTAATTCAGTAATAAAAATGGTTCAAGCAATCGAGGCTGATTACGGAACTGTTGCATGTAAAGAAGCTGCTAATGATCCTCGTTTGAAAGCCTTACAAAAACGTTTCTCTGATCCAGTTGGGCGTCCCGAGAAGGTATATAAAAACGCTCGAATACGTAAGGCACAGCAACTACTTGATAATAGTAACCTGCCTAAATACAAAATTGCTGAACAAGTTGGTTATAACAAAGATTATTTTGGAAAATTATGTGCAGATGGCTTCCTAGATGATAGCAAGTGGTATATCAGCCGGAAACATCTTCACCATTACAAATATTTCTGTGACGACAAGCTAATTGCCGAGGGAACAATCAACCAAATAGCTATGAAGCTAGGTAAAAGTCCCAGTTCAATTCGCGGATGTACATTGAGCAGCTATAAGAAATATGAGCATAAGCATACCTATAGATTAGTGAAAGTTAGATGAGGTTGAGATGACAAACAAAGAGATTTATTCAAAAATCGGGCGAATAAAATTTTTAAATTAATTGAATAGCAACACAAAACTACACCGCATCACAAATATACATCATGACATATAGAGGAGAAAATTATGAGTAAAAGACAATTAAACAGTAAATACAAGGATTTAGTAGATTACGTTGAAAATGGAGATGAAAGTTTAACTGAATTCTTAACTGAGGCAATTGAGGAAGGCTATGCATTCCATGATAAAGGCCATAAGCTATGGAGAATCCTTGATGGCCTTTATACAACTCCTTTAGAAGATTATGAATTTGGTGATCTTACTAAAACGATCGTAGATATTTTTGAAGGCAACTATGAGTTGGAAGAATCAAAAAGCTATTGGAAATTTAATGAATTAAAAGGATTTAACAAATGTGATTTGTATTTTGGAATTACACTCGATACCGAATTGCTGCTTATTGATGTAGCAACTCGTGGAACTGCTAAAAAATGTACTAAATCAGAGTTAAACGATTATTTGCTTGATACTAATTTAACGACTGATAATTTTACACCGACGGAGGTGCTTAATTGATGACTAATCCAGAGTTAATCAAACTAGTTCAATCTATTGAACGAGATTATGGCTCGGTTGCAAGTAAGGAAGTTGCTAACGATCCAAGACTTAAATACATACATAGTATGTACCCGTCCGAATCCAAACAACCAGAAGTTGCCAGGAATAAAACAAAAATGAAACAGGCTCAACACTTGCTTGATACGCTGAACGAACCTAAATACAAAATTGCAAAAATGGTACATGTGAATTCAAATACTTTCTCACAGTTGTGCTCGAGTGGATTACTAGACGATGAACTGTGGTTAGCACACAGACAGCATAGGTTCCAATATCGCTATTATCGTGGAGATAAATTGATTGCTAAAGGCACTATTAAGCAGATTGCTAATAAAACCGGCAAAACTGAAAGACAAATTAGATATTGTCAACTATCGACTTATAGAAAGTATGCACACGCTGAAAAATATCAATTGATCAGAGTGAGGAGTTAATTATGGATGATATCAGAGATGTGATGGTGAAGATTGATATTAATTCTTCAATTTTAGAACGAAAAATAAAACGACTAGCAAAGGAATTGGATGATATGGCAGACGATAGACGAATTATTAAAGGCTGGACTGATGAGGAACGTAGGGAATTAGAAGAATATAAAAAAGAACCAAAATCATCGATGCTCAAGGTGTTTTATGACTTATTCAGCGGGTATGAATTTTATCCGAATCTATGTAAGAAAGCTAGAAGTATTAGTGGTGGAGCTCACATGGATCAAGAAAATCAGTTTGTTAATGATGTTGTAGATTATTTCAATGACGATGCTAAATTCCCAGAAGAAAAATGGTATGTACATTTGATTAATGGAAACGATGAAAACTATTTGAATCGTGGTGTTGAAAGTAAAAATATATATCCTGGCAGCAAAAAGCAAACGAATAATTTTCAAACTCAATTCACTAAACAGGAAGTAGAAGACATCAATCCGAAATACTTAGAATTTCTTGAAAAAGTTCCTGTTGAAGAGTTGGAGGACTGACCATGAAACTATATTTGGCAGCTTTCAACGCCGGTCGGGGCTGGCAACCAATGAGAAGAAAAGTAACTAAAGTTAAATCGAGGTTATGTGTATTTGACAATTACGATAGTGCTATGGAGTCTATTAAAACTATTAAATACAGATATCCAGAAGAAACAGAATTTAATGTATTCACGTTTGGAGTTGAGAAATTTGGATAAGCAAAGAATTATGGAACTGGCTCAAGAACTAGCAAGTGTTCCAGACAATGACACAGGTTACGCTAAGCACTACATACTCGAGGATATTGAGAATGAATTGGATGCAAAACCAATAATGCCACAAGTGTTCGATGATTTTGCAAAACATTTTAATTTGAAAGAGCAACAAGGTGATGGAGCACTGGACGATGCTCTCACTCAATTATTCGATGTGTATATGTATGGCGGTAGTATCTATGATGAACTTGAGGACTACATGAGAAATAATGGCGACGAGGATTTCTATAGTAAATGTGTGTATGCGTTAGTTAATGGTTATGAGGTGGAAGAATGAAGCAGGTTAAAACGTTTATTACTTATGTAGAAGAAAATAATGATAAACAAATTAATGAATTCATGAAGAATCATAAGGTACTAAATATTAGAAATCAAATCATGCAAGGATTTACGTATAATAGTGAAACTAATTATGTAACTAACATTTACAAAACATTTAAACCGGCGATTATCACAACGATTGTTTATGAGGTGGAAGAATGAAAGTAGATATAGATCACGTGATTATAGCCATATTTTTCTTCGTAATTTTGCCAGTTTTATTATTTTCTGATTCAACTCAAACCATTTTAAAAGCTGGATTCGTATCGATACTTCTAATGGGAGGCAATCATGCTTAACATCCAACAACTAAAACAACAAACATGTAGATATTGTCACGCTCCCTATCTAACTTTAAAGAACGGCGATAGACTGATGCCGCCTTTAACGATATTCGATTACTGGGGTATCATGCCTCATTACTCTGAAAGAATTGGAACGATTATTAAGTGCGATGAATGTCCTGAATGTGGAAGGAGATTAAATGAAAGAATGTAAATATTGTGACTTTAAAATAAAGGATTATAACGATGATTATGAATCAACATTAGGGTTTAATAATCGATGGAGTGGAGCCAATTTACTAGAATGTACAAAAACGCATGAAGAAGTTGATGCAGAAAATGGTGTTTTATACGAAGGAAAATACTACCTATCGGTAGGCGGCGACGACGAAGGCTTTTTTGAAATTCATTATTGCCCTATGTGTGGACGTAAATTGGAGGCTAACGCTGAATGAAGTTTAATATTGTAGTGCCGAATTATTATTTGATTAAATCGTTTATTAAATAGAAGGATGGTGACGATGAATGAGTTTAATATCATCAATTTTGATTGGAGCACTTGGAGGAATTGCAACGGTTCTTTTATTAAATGCTTTTGATAATAAAAAGCATAATGTAAAAACCTCCGAAAAAAATCTCGGTAGAATTCCTAGCCGAGACGAGGAAAATCTATCGTCGGTAGTTGCAATTAAACCAGCATTATTTATTCGAACCGCGACGGGTAAAGCTATTTTTAGTAAAGAAGATTCACCATCAATCACTATTCACAAGCAATCTGGAATTGTTGAAGTTGAAACTAATAAAGAAAGTATTATTTTTAGCGCGATTAACATTGAAAGAATCGATTGTGATCCAGATAAATGTAATGTCTATTTTGAGGGAGAGTGAGTATTATTAGACCAGGAACAAAGAAACGAATTGAAGAAATTCTACGTGACTATCCTAAGATGGATAAATACATAAATGATCGTAGACAAGAACTGATGTATCCTATTAAGCCTGACGATGAGAATGTAGGCGGTGGCAAGTCATCTAAAATTTCTAAGCCACAAGAACAGATGCTTATTACTATTGACGAGGACAAGCAACTAAAAGCTTTAGAACGTGAGCAAAGAGCTGTAAAAACGTGTTTAGCTGATAGTGATGCCGACACTAACGTTATCGCTGAAGAATTATATTTCAAAAAACATCCAAAGTATCAAATGGATGGATTGATTGAAGACAAGTTAATACATTGTAGACGTACTCAAGCATTTCAAAAGAAGTCTAAATTGATTAGAAGAATCGCAAAAGAAATTGGACTATATGATCCCTATTAAACCGTACTAATTGCGTACGCACAGACCCTATTTAAGAGTTAAATTAGTAGCATAGAAAGTTGGCGAGATACTGACTTTCTCCTCATATATATTAACGACGACATTTATAGGTGTGGAAAGCCTATCAATGGTACAGGCAATCTGGCCAAGCTAATAGAATCTAAGTAATGTAATCAATTATCATGTTCTGAATAGCTTTCGAGTTCAAATCTCGATGCCTGTATTACGAGAGTTAGACCACTCTCGTGCATACACAATCCTCTGAAACAATAAAAGGTTGGATGGTGACTAGAGCGGTAATAGTAGTAGAAACTAGTGTATCTAAGGTAGCGATTCTACGTCGGTGGTTCGATTCCATCTCATCCAATTGGCTGGCGGAAAACAGCCTAAACTAAAGGGTGTCTATTCCCTTTTAAAAAACAACAAATATCATTTTTGATAACTGGTAGTCAGTGGCGCAACGGGTAACGCTAAATATAATGATGCTGCATGGTTCGACTCCATGCCTGACTATAGATACACGCGGTTACTCTACCGATACACAAAAGGAGCAAACATGGGAAGGACAACCCATTCAACCAAGGTCCACAACAGATAACAATCGTCTTGGCGGACGTTAAACAGCTGTTTTAACCCTCAGTGACCAGTGATGATAAAGCTGGTCATGCTATGTGGATGCATGGCTACTGCTAAGCAAAAAATTCTCCCTTTGGATCATTACATAATAATTGTAGACATTCCTTTTTTTGAATACCAACTTATTAAGACTTAGCAATTCGGTTCGATTCCGGATATCCACGTATTAATTTTAGATCAGTCAATTGTTACTGGTCTTTTTATTTTGGAGGAGAGAGCATGGTTAAACAATGCAAGCTGGTGATCGTTAGTAATTTCAGTGGCTTTAATGGCTATTTAAGAAAGCTAAGTCAATCAGTTAGTATCAATCACATTGACAAAAGTAAACATATTATTTACCCAGATGATAGTTGTCCAATCTATGTTAAATCAGTTAACCAATTAGATACGATGGATGGATTTGGCAGAGAGATAACAGGTATGGAACTATTTATGTCTGAATCTCAAAAGCTAATTGACTTCGAAGAATTAGCTGGGTGGTTTCAGATGGTGGAACATAACAACCTTAAATATAAAGTGGAGGGCTAACGATTGAATAACAATAGCTCATACTTCTTACAACTACTCACTAGCTAAGAAAGCTGGTTCGATTCCATGCCTAGCTATTGTGGAAGTATTTCCGCAGTGTATGAAATAAAAGTTTAATACTAATCGAAGTGAGGTTGTCTCCCTCACTCTGGCAGCGTGAATGGTTGGGAAGCTAAGAGATCATATCTCTTGCGTTCAGGTTCGAACCCTGGACACGCTATAATCGTTGGTGGTGTGGAAAGTTATAGAAAGGTGCGAGGCAACGGCTCGTGGGACTTTCCAAGTTAGTGTGAATGCAAATGGCGTGCACGTCGATAGGTTGGATTCCTATCCACACTTTATTATTAGCTGATAGATAATATCTATCGGCTTTTTATTTTGGAGGATAAGTAATGAATAACAACGATAGCAATACAACTAAAACAGGCTTAGGGTTTCTATCCATTCTCACTCTCATCTTTGTCGTGGCCAAGATTCTTGGTTTCCTATCCTGGTCATGGTGGTTAGTGTTCTTGCCTATCTGGGGTCCAATTCTTGTGCTCATCTTATTTATATTTATAGCTTGGATTGTGACACTGATTACTAATGCCTAAACCAAAGAAATTAATGGTCATCAATGGAAGAAGGCAGTTAGTTCCTATTGATTACCAGACCAGAACTGAAACAGACAAGGCATACAATCAAAAGAGGAACCGCGAGAACAAAGAGTATGTATCCTTTTACAAGACCACAGCATGGAGACATACACGTGAACAAGTCCTGCTGCGTGACTATTCAACCTGTGTTAGATGTGGACTCGAAGGAAACATAGTTGATCACATTGTTCCAAGTGAAGATGATTGGGAAGACAGACTTAATGTAGATAATCTTGAGACTTTATGTCAACGATGTCACAACTTAAAGACTAAACGTGAATGGATAAAGAAACATAAAGGACGTGATAGAGCTATGAAGATACATGTAGTGATAGGCTATCCAGCTAGTGGTAAGTCTACCTATGTTGCTAGACATATGACATCACATGATCTTGTGTATGATTATGATTTACTTACATCATCGTTAGATGGTTCAATGCTTAACGTCTTGAACACAAATGATGTTGAAGCTAACAGCCGAACGATTCATAAGCACAACATTGATGTGAACGATTATGTTCAGATTATATATGAGACGATATTACGAAAGATTAAAGCAGAAAAGACTTTCAATAATGTTTGGTTGATCATGACCAAGCCTGATGAAAGGTTGACTACATTACTATCATCTAATGATGTTGATTGGTTGATGTTAGATACTACGAAGGATGAGTGTATCAGTAGACTACATAGACTACATAGAGATACAACTGATTCATATAAGATCATGAATGATGTTGATAGATTGATTGATGAATTAGATTTAGAAATTAAAAAAGTAAAAACAAATTAAATAAAATTATTTTCTTTTAATTTAATAAATTAAATTTAGTTTTATTTTTTTCTTTTTGTTTCGAACCAGAAAAAAATATCTATGAGGCTTGAGATTCTGACCGGATAGGTGAGGACATTTTCTGGACATACCCCCCTCAAAGTCAACGGGGGCGTAGATTCTCCCTGCTTCTTGAACGCACGTCCTCTTTTTTGCGTCCCAAATTCTATTAATTAAAAGGCCCAAAGTGGAGAATGGTACCCAATATTATAAGAAATAACATACAAAAGTGGCGATTGAGATTGGAGGTGGTGTAATGGCGGGTAAAGGTCGTCCTTATAAGGTTTTAGAACAGTCAACAGCTAACTTAACAAAGCAACAACAGGAAGCAAAATTCAATGCCGAGGTTTTAGCGAGTGATGGTTACAAGTTACTTCAAAATTCACCTCCTAATCGACTCTCTGGCGTGGCTAAAGCGGAGTGGAAACGTATTGTTCCAGACCTTAAAAACTTGCCTGTAAGGGCAGTTGATAGGGCAATGGTTGAACAATATTGCTTCTGGTATTCACAATTTGTAGATTTAAGTAAACGTCTTGAAGCTGTGGATGATGTTGATGACAGAATGAAAATTTTGGGGACTCTAGATAAAGTTTCAAAAAACGTTCGTTCAGCTGCTAGTGAAATAGGGCTCACTGTGGATTCAAGAATGCGTATGAATGTACCTAAGAAAGAAGAAAAGCCTAAAACACTTGCCGATAAATTAGGCTTTTAGGAGGTGATAGCATACAAAACTATATTAATAAAGTTTTAAGCGGTGAATATGTCACTTGCAAGGCCACGCTAAACGCCGTAAAACGTCACGAAAATGACTTGAAACGTACTAAAGACCCTGACTTTCCATATGAGTTTGACCAAGAACTTGGTAATAAAGCGGTTAAGTTTATCGAGATGTTGCCAGACCCTAAAGGTGGCACTCATAAATTAGCTGGTTTCCAGAAATTTATTATTGAAAATATTTATGGATGGGTTCGTAAGGACAACCACGGATTGCGTCGTTATCATAAAGTGTTTGTTTCAATGGCACGTAAACAAGGTAAGACCTTATTAATTGCCGGCATTATCTTATATGAATTCTTATTTGGAAAGAATCCAGAACGTTCCAGACAGATATTTTGTACAGCTAACGATAAAGAACAAGCTAAGATTGCATTTGAAATGGCTCGTAAGCAATTAGACCAGTTGCGTGCTAGATACCCAGATGTTAAGAAGTCAACCAAGAAAATTCGCGAGTTACTTATTAACTTGGATGACGATTCTTATGTTCGTCCTCTCTCTCGTGATACTGGAGCAATTGATGGATTTGAACCACAACTTGGAGTCCTGGATGAATACGGAGCAAGCAAGACAAATGAAATGATGGAACTACTCGAATCTGGTCAAGGTCAACTTGATAATCCTTTAATTGTTATTATTTCAACAGCCAATTTTAATATGAATGCACCCATGTTCACTGTGGAATATCCACGAGCTAAAGAGATTCTTGAAAATAAAATTACTGATGATCAGTATTTTGCTTTCATCGCTGAGCAAGAATCGATTGAAGAAATTGAGAATCCAAACATGTGGATTAAATCTAATCCATTACTTGAGGTTAAAGGATTGCAAAAGAAATTGAATAAGTATCTGGCTAAACGTTGGGAAGTTGCAAAGCAAACTGGCGAAAAAAACGCCGTATTAGTTAAGAATTTTAATATGTGGCGTCAAGCAGAAGAGAATTCATTTATCGATATTGAAGCGTGGAAAAATGCTGAAGTAGACATGCCAGACATAACAGGTAAACGTGCCTGGATTGGTATTGATGTTGGTAAGAGTTCTGATTTATTTGCGGTTGATTGGTTGGTTCCTATCGATGGTATTTGGTACCTGGATAATTACGACTTCGTTGGAACTAAGTATGGATTAGATGCCAAAATTAAGCGAGACAGAATGGATTATCGGAAGTTTGAAGAGCTTGGGTATTGTGAAATTACTAAACTTGAATCTGGGGTAATTGACCAGGATAGAGTTTATGATTGGCTAGAAAATTTCATAGCTAGAAATGATTTAGATGTCCAGGGTATCTACTTTGACCCTTATCAATATGGACCGTTGATGGCAAAAATTGAAAAAAATCATCCAGAATGGGAACAAGTTTCAATCAGACAAGGGACCATGACATTATCAGCACCAACTAAACAATTCAGAGATGATATTATTTCTGGTAAGATTAAGCATTCTAAGAACGCTATCTTAACTACTGCTGCTACTAATGCTGTGGTAATGACTGACAACAATGGTGTTCGTATTGATAAGAATAAGTATTCAAACAAGATTGATCCTATTGATGCGGCTCTTAATCCTTATGCAATCTGCTTCACTGAAAATATAGATGATTACTTAACTGATGATTATGTTATGAGTGATGATTTTGGATTTTAGGATTTTAGGAGATGAAAATGAAAAATATATTTAAATGGATAGCTTTGAACTTGCCACAAATTTTATTGATTTGCGGTTTTTTTGTGTTCTCGATTGGCTGGTATTTCGTTAGTTTACCAGCTGGGTTGATTGCAACAGGAATTTCATTGATTATCCTAGCATTTTTAATAATTAAATCTGACTAGAAGGGAGGTGAATAGATGAGCTTTTTTAGAAGTTTAAATGATTCTAGCAATGATTGGGCTATGGACTATTTGAATAACGGTATTTTGCCAAGCAATCGAAATTTTATGGGAATCGGTGCTTTGAATAATTCAGATGTATTGACTGCTGTTTCGATTGTGGCTGGTGATGTTGCTAGATTCCCTATTTTGCAAATTAGAGATAGTGATGATTCAATTGTGGACGAGAATACTGTTACCTACCTATTAAATAAGAAATCTAATGATGATAGTTCCGCATACTTCTGGAAATTTGCCATGATGGTTAATGCGATTTTGACTGGTAATTCATACACACGTATTATTCGTGACCCTACGACATACGGTAAGAACGCTGGTAAAGCAATAGAATTAGAATTTTTCCCACCTTCACAAGTGGCAATTAATTATCGAGATAGACCAGGTGTAAAACGTGAATATTACTATACGTTTTACCCGGAAGATGACAGAAAGCCGTTTGATTTAGAACCAGAAGATGTTATCCATTTTAAATTCTTTAGTTCCGACGGGATTGTTGGTAGGTCGCCGCTTTTATCGCTTGGAGACGAAATCAATTTACAAAAGTCTGGTGTTGATACGCTAGGACGATTCTTTAAGTCAGGTCTTAAAGGCTCAATTTTAAAGGTTAATGGAGCTAAGCTCAGCAAAGAAGCACGTAGAAAGATTAGAACTGATTTTGAATATGCTCAAGAAGGCGATTCAAACGGTCCTATCGTTACTGATTCGACAATGGACTATCAACCATTAGAAGTAGATACAAGCGTTCTGAATTTAATTAATTCCAACAATTGGTCCACATCACAGATTGCTAAAGCAATGAGAATACCAGCCTATAAATTGGCAATTAATTCTCCTAACCAATCGGTGAATCAGTTAGCGGCTGGATATATCAGTAATGACTTGCCGTTTTACTTTGAGCCAATCGTTAGTGAATTTGAAATGAAATTACTGACTGATAAAGAACGTCACAAGTACCATTTTGAATTTGATACTCGTAAACAAACAGCAAGACCAGTCACTGAACTGATGGCTATGGTCGAACATAATGTCTTAACGCCTAATGAAGTTAGAGCCGAATTAGGTAAGAAAGCTGATGATAAAACTTCTGAAATGAATGAATATCAATCAACATTAAACACAGTTTCTTTGGGTTTGAAAGATGAATATCAAAAGAATAATAAGGCTCAACCGAAAGGAGGTGATGTTAATGGAACTAAGAACAACACAAACCAAAGTGGAAGTCAGAAGTGACGAAGAAAATTCACGAACGGTTGAAGGCTATGCACTTAAATTTAATACACGTTCACAACCTTTAGCTGACAACTATTTTATCGAAACACTAGATAAACGGTGCCTTGATAATACTGACATGAGTAATGTGGTAGCCACTTTTAACCACGATCAATCTAAATTGTTAGGTCGTTCAGGTGTCAATTTAGCTTTGACCAAGGACGATACCGGATTGAGATTTAAAATTGATTTACCAAATACTACAACTGCAAACGATGTGCTAGAAGAAGTCAGAATGGGAATCTTGTCTCAATGTTCTTTCGCATTCTCGTTGCCAGACGATGGTAGCGGAAGCGAATGGCATGAGTCAGATATTGATGGTGTGGAGTATGAAAGAACAATTCTCTCAATCGATAAATTGTATGATGTTTCGATTGTTACCACACCAGCCTATGCGGATACAAACGTGTCTGTAGGCAAACGTTCAATGGAAGTAGTTAACAAACTAAAAGAAGAACCGTTAATTAAAGCTAGAGAGCTTAAACGGCAAGAAGCTTTACGAAAACTAAATGTGGATTATTTGAAATAGGTTGCTGAGCTTAATCGGTGACCTTTTTAATACTCAAAAAATAAGGAGATTAGTTAATGCTAACAGAAATTATTAAAGAATTACGCAATAAAATTGCGGATCAAGAAGAAAAAAGAAGTAAGAAAGCAAAAGAAACTCGCTCAATTCTTGAAAACAAAGAATCTACAGACGAAGAAATTGCTTCTGCTAATAAGGCTGCAAGTGAAGTTCGTAAAATGGACGAACAAATCGAAGCTGACAAAGAAAAGCTTAGAAACTACGAAGCTACTGCTAAGACCCCTGACAATCACAAAGAACCAGAAGGTAGAAAAATTAGTGCAGAAGATGAAGAAAAGCGGTCATTGAATGAATTCTTACATTCTAAGGGTGAAGTTCGTGATGGTATCACAAGTCCTAACGTTGGTGTAACAATTCCAGAATCAATTGTTTATAATCCTGAAAACGAAGTTAAATCAGCAACTGACTTATCTCAATTGGTTCAACACTTTGCAGCTACAACAGCAAGTGGTGAATATCCAATTTTGAAACGTGCAACAGCAACACTAAATACCGTTGAAGAATTGGCAAAGAATCCTGAACTAGCAAAGCCTGATTTTGAAAATATTCCATGGAAGATTAATACATATCGTGGTGCTATTCCTATTTCAAACGAAGCTATTCAAGATTCAGCTATTGATTTAACTGGATTGGTATCTAGAAATGCTCTAGAACAAAAGATTAATACAACTAATGTTGCTATTTCAACAATTCTTAAATCATTCGCAGCCAAAACAGTGGCTGGTGAGTCTGTAGACGATATTAAACATATTCTCAACGTTGACCTTGATCCTGCTTATAATAAGTCAATTGTTGCATCACAAAGCTTCTATAACTATCTAGACACTCTAAAGGACAAGAATGGCCAATATTTACTACATCAACCAATCGCTGACGGTTCACCAGTCACATTGCTAGGTGTTCCTGTGATTGTAGTTGAAGATACTGCCTTGGGTCAAGCTGGAGAAGCTCATGCTTGGATTGGTGATTTGAAACGTGCCGTTGTTATGGCTGACAGATTGGATATTCAAGTACGTTGGGTAGACAACGATATTTACGGTCAATATCTACAAGCGGTTACACGTTTCTGTGCTGTAAAAGCTGATGAAAACGCTGGTTACTTCTTAACACAAGGTGAAGCCCCAAAAGCGTAACGGGCGTGACATTGGATAATTCAAAACTAGTTTTAAAAGTAGGTGATATAGCCACTTTAAAGCCAAGCATTGAGCCATCTGATGCGGATAATTTGAATTATTCATTTAGTACGTCCGATTCTAAGGTTGCTACAGTGACACCAAAAGCTGGTAAGGTAACTGCTGTTTCTGCTGGTACAACAACTATAACAGTAACAACAGAAGACGGTAGTAAGACGGCAACTTGTGAAGTTACAGTAACAGCCACCGAATAGGAGGCTAGTTAATGGAAGAAAATACCAAACTTTTAACCGACCAGCAATTTAAAACACTAAAACTTTACTGCAAGATTGACCAGGACTTTGATGATGATGTTTTAAATGAATTAATTGAATCCGGAGCTAGTGAAATTTCTCATGCTATTTCTGCAACTAAAAAGCCCAGTGATTATATTTCTGATCACAGGTTTTTTGTTGCTCTCATGAAATATGTTGAAGAGGATTACTACTATCGTGGTACTGGCTCAGAAGTAATGAGATTCCCATTACAAAACACAACAATCAACAATGTTATCAGTCAATTGCGTGCTGAGGAGGTCGATAGTAATGAGACTGACTCACATGACTGAGCGGATTGAATTTCTTGGAAGTAAAGAAGTTCAAAATAAATACGGCGTGATGGTTCCTCAAAAGGACGTACCACTATTTAGCTGTTGGGCAGAAGTTCTTAACACACCTATACGTGAGTTTAAAGACGCCATGACTAAAGTCGGTAATCGTAAGGAATCACCAAACTTTGCTATTAAGTTTGAGCCTCAAAGATTGATTGATTCATCTTGGAAAGTAAAGTGGCGTGGAAACATTTATCAAATAACCGGAATTGATGAGGATTTTGATAAGCGGGATTTAACTAAATTGGAATGCAAGGCGGTGGATGGAAAATGACAGTAACTGGAGCTGAAGAACTTTTAAGTAACATTAAAATGCTTGAAGCAGGTTATGACCGCAAGGCTAGAAAAGCAGTACGGGAAGGTGGTAAGTATTTCGGTGAAACATTGGCACAGAATACGCCTGTTAGCACCGAAGACCACTCTGGAAAAGGTCCATTACGTGATCATATGAAAGTTGGAAGTGTTTCAGTAAAAACTGGTGAATATGAAGTACCGGTTGGATATGACCGGACTAAAGGACCGATTGCTCACTTTCCAAATTCTGGAACATCAAAGCAGGACCCACAGCATTTTATTGAAAAAACTCAAGACGGTACAAGAGACGCTGTGCTTCGAATATTTGTTGACAACTTAAAGGTTGGTGACTGATATGAACGAGTATGACGTTTTTGGGTTCTTAAATTCTGATGAGATCAATAATTATATGAATGAAATTCGTGGGAATGAAATCGATGTGCCTCAAATATATACAGGCACACCAGACCAGGGCTTTATCCAAAATAAAAACGCCCCTTGGATTCGAATTACTGCAATTCCAGGTGACGAGGTAACTTATGCCGATGATAAACGTTTGATTGAATATCCACGAGTTCAAATAGATTTTTGGATATTGAATTATAAGGTTGAAGAATTATTAAAGTTAGAACAAATAATTTACAATAAAATGTTTGCTCACGGATTCGAACGATATTACAAAAATCACAATCGTGATGTTGACATGACGGACCTACAAATGGTCCAAGGAAACTTTGAATATCAAGGCTTTAGTCCAAATGAGGACTAAGGCTTTTTTTAATACAAAAAAACAAGGAGATTTATTAAATGGGAAAAGCAAAATTTGGTGCATCTAATTTTTATTATGGAGTCGTAAAGGATGATTTAGTGGCCGATGGTCCTAAGAAGATGCCAGGACTCACTGAAGCAAAAATGGATTTAAAAAATGAAATGAAGGCTATTGCGGCCGATGATGGTCCATATGTAACTCTTTCTGGTGGTATTTCAGAAGCCACTTTGGATATCAAGTTATTAGATATCGCTTCGGAAGCGAGAAAAGATTTCTTTGGGATTGAAGTCAAAAACGGAGTTGAACTTTATAACAAGAACCTAAAGCCTAATGATATTGCAATCATGTTTGACACAAAAATGGATGACGGTACAAAGATTCACGTAGCAATGCTTAAAGGCAAATTCTCACTACCTGGTGTTGATACTAAGACCGTAGACGGTACTCCTGATCCAAATGCTGATGAAACTACAGGTACATTTGCTCCTCGTGGAGATTCAGAAGATGGAATCATGGTTGCAATTGGTCGTGAAGACAATGCTGACTTTGACTTAGAAAAGTTTAAGAGCTTCGTATTTCCTAAGACGGCAGACGACTACGCAGCTTTAGATACACCTGCACCTGAGGCGTAATTGATTAAGAGCATACTCCCTCTCTGGTAGCGGTGGCGGACGGAATTGAATTTAAAGGAGAAATATATATGGCTTATGAAGTTAACTTAATTATCAATGGAAAGAAAGAACAATTTAAACGTACTGAACCACCTTTTTTGAAGGAAATTACTAGAGCATTGGTATTACAACAGCATCAAGTTAGAATGTATGGCAAGAATGATGGCCCAACTGACAAAGACTTTGATAACAATTCAAAGGAAATTGCTAAATTTGCATCACAATTCTTTAAGGACCAATTCACACAAGAAGACTTCTTAAACGGGGCAGACGGTGAAAATGTAACTGTTATCTCAAATATTATTGATCAATGTTTAGGAGTTAAGAACCCGGATGATATCGATACTGATAAGAGCAAAGCAAAAAAATAACTGAGCAGACTTTAAAGGAATCGCTTAACAAACTCGATGAGTTTTATAAATCATTAATGGGTCAGGGTTATAAATTAGCTGATTTGGATTCTATGACCATGGATGACGTTAAACGGATTAACCATATATATGAAGAGAAGAAAACCACCATTGATAAGGCGTTTCCTTTTTTGTTTGCCTAGATTTCATAAAGAAAGGGGATAAGATATGGCTGGATCATTAGGACATTTAGCAGCTACTGTTAGCTTAAATATTGACCCTTTTAAACAATCATCAGCAGCTTTAATGTCCACGATTAAGAACACAAACACAGCGTTAAAACTGCAAGATAACTACGTAAAAGCCTATGGTAATGCACTTAATTCAATGAGAACTCATTATTCTACTCTCTCTCAACAAATGAGCAACTATAATGCAAGACTTAAAGAACAAGAAGCAACTTATCAAAAACTTAATTCTCAGACTGCTAAGACAGCCGGTGAACAAGAGAAGTTAACTCGTAGACAGCAAAACGCTGCTAGTCAAATCAATAGAACTAAAAGTGCTATGAACCAACTCGATTCCGAGATGGGACGTTTAGGACGTCAAATAGCACAACAAGAAACAAGTTGGTATAAAGCTGCTAACAATCTCAAGAAATTTAGTTCTGCGGCAACATCAGCTGGACAAAAAATGAGTTCAATGGGTTCAACTATGACCACGCGCGTTACAGCACCTATTGTGGCTGGTTTTGGTTATGCCGCTAAGTCTGCTATTGATTTTAATTCTCAAATTAAAAACATCGGTCCGCTATTACAAGCTAATGGCGAGAGTGCCGGACAAGTCAGACGTGAAATGACTCAAATGGCTGATGCTTCTAAGAAGTGGTCAGTGCAATACGGTATTTCTACTAAGTCAATTAATTCTGGACTTGAAGAGTTGGTCAAACGTGGATATTCCGCTAAACAGGCACTTGGAGCTATGCCAAGTATTTTGAATGCGGCTAAAGCTTCTGGCGATGATTTCAATTCTGTTATGACTGTTTCAACATCAACACTTGAACAGTTTGGATTGAAATCTAATACAACAGCTGGAATGCTTAAGAATACCCAACGTGTAACCGATAGTTTGACTTATACAGCTAATGCAACCGCTGCTGGATTCCAAGATATGGGCGATGCAATGACCTATGTTGGACCTACTGCACACGCGGCCGGAATTAGTTTGGAAGAAACAGCTGCTGCTATTGGTTTGATGAGTAATCAAGGTATCGAAGGGTTAACGAGAATAATAAAAATCCTGCTCTCACTGGCCCGCTTAGAGAGTAATCTCTTTGAAAAAGAACTAATTCAATTCGGTTAACACTAAAATTATATATAATCATGTCAAGACCGAGCCAAGCCGTGTAGGAAACTCACGGAAGGTGTAACGACTAGATAAATTACCCTAAGCAAACACTACTATGTTATATAGTAGTTTTTTTTGTATGGAAAAATATCCACGAAGAGTTAGCGCCAATTTTTATATTGGATGAAAATATAGTCTGAACATTATGGAAACATAATGAAGTACGAGATAAAGAACTCGTACGATAACACATTGCAGTCGCAGGTACAGCTTTACGTTCAGCATTAACAAGACTGATGAAACCATCGAAACAAAACGCTGCTGGATTTAAAGAATTAGGTATTAACGTTGCTGAATTTAAGAAGGGCACATTAACGCTCCCTGAAATTCTTAACAAGATTAAGACTAATACCCAGGGCTGGACAAAAGAACAACGTGCGGCAGCTATTGCTACTGCGTTCGGTACAGAAGCCCAAGCTGGTATGAATGCTTTGGTATCAGAAGGTGGAGATGCCTTAACTGAGTTGACTGAGAAGACTGAAAAGGCTACTGGTTCAACTAAGAAAATTGCTGATACCATGAACAGCACTAAAGCCGCTCAGCTTGCTCAATTTAAAGAGTCACTACACGTTTTAGCTATTACCATTGGTGATCAACTAACGCCAACATTGATGCCACTTGTAAAAGATGCAACTCAAGTAGTTAAGGCGTTTGGTAATTTAGATAAGTCCACGCAACAGACTATTGTTAAAACAGCTGCATTTGCCGCTGCTATTGGACCATTATTATCAATTCTTGGTGGTGCAACTCGTGGACTAGGTGCATTATCTGGTGCATTCGTAGCTCCATTGCTTGGAATGTCAAGAATGGTTGGTGCAAGTAAGCAGGGAGCTACTGGACTAGGTATCTTAAAGGCCGGATTCAGTAAAACTGCTTATGAAAGTGGAAACTTCGCTACTAAAGTTGGAACTACTGCTACTAGCGTTGCTACAACCAGTGAAAAAGTAGCTGGTTCAGCTAATACGTTCACTACTTTTGGAAGTAAAGTTAAAACTGCCGGCTCTGCTGTATTAACATTTGCCGCCGCTAATCCAGTAGCGACTGGTGCAATCGTATTGACTACTGCAGCATTAGTAGCTGGTGGTGTTTGGTGGGAAACATATGGAAAGAAAGCCTATGAATCAAGCCAAAGAGTAGCTAAATGGGGTTCTGATGTTGGAGCTAGTGCTGATAGATCATTAACCAAGATTCAAGGTTTCAACCGCCAAGCTAGTCAAGCATTAGGAGAGTTTGGTAACAATGCTCAAGCCAATGGTAAGACTGCTGCTAAAGCTTTTGAGAATATCGGTAAAGAGATTGAGAATACTGGGAAGAAAGCCAACCAAAGTTTAACAAAAGGCTTGAAAGACCTACCTGATACAGTTAGAAGTACGGTTGAAAAATCTGTTAATGAGCAAAAATCTGGCAACAACAAGATTGTTTCTCAATCAAGACAATTAAGCTCTAATGTAGCGGGTATTCTTCGTTCACACAATGGAAATGTTAAGAAACTAACTGATGAACAACGTACTTATATTCAAAACTCTCAAGAGAAATTAAGCAGTAACGAAATCAAATTGCTTGGTATTACAGGCAAGAAGAAAGTTGCTGTAATGAAAGCTTTGAATGGTAGCGTCAAAGGTTTAACTGAACAACAAGCTCAGCAAACTATTGATGCACTTGAAAAGACATCCCTAAAGGAACAGCAAGCTTATCAAAAACAAGCTAAGTCATTAAAATCTTATCGTGACAAAGGGCTATTAAGCGAGAAAGCCTACAACAAGGCCATGTCTCAATTAAGGGACGGTCACAAGAATAGTTTGACTAAGAATTTACAAGCTATTGATAAGTTGGAAAATAATTACAGTGCTAGACATTCCACATCACTTGAAGATTTGATGAACAAGGAAAAAATTACCTGGAACGATATAGATAAGACCTTAGATAATACAGCTAAGAACCATAAAGCTAAGCTTTCAGCAATCGCCCAGGAATACGGCAAGATTGGAACCGTTGCTAAAAAAGCTGGTTCAGATTGGAACTCATTAGTTCTAGATCCAAAAACTGGAAAGATTAAGACTAACGCTCAAGAAACAATCAACGATACAGCTAAGACTGAACAAGGTTGGGCAAGACTTAAATTTGATTTAAAGAATGCCAAAATCAACAGTAATGCTAAGTCGATGATTGGTGAAGCTGCTATTCAATCTGGCCGTTGGGATTCACTACCATGGAATGAAAAGAAGGCAATGATTCGAGTTCAAGGTAATAAAGAATTAACTGGCGTAGTTAAGCAAATCAAAGATTGGGATAAGCTAACACCTGAACAGAAAACCGCTATTGTTCGAGCCAAGGGTCAAAAAGAATTGGCTTTAGCTATGATTGATGCTGGTGAGTGGAACAATCTACCTATGAAAGATAAGGAAGCTTTAGTTAAGACTTCTGGTGAGAAAGACATGATTGACTTACTCACTAAAACTGGTACCTGGAACAAACTAACGGTTAGCGCTAAGAAAGCTGTTATCGAAGGTAAGGGTAGTGCTGAGTTAGTTGACCAACTTAATAAATTAGGCCAATGGAACAAAATGTCTATGCAACAGAAATCACTAGTCATTAACAATAAAGCAACTGCTCCTATCGTGGACGCGATGATTAAGTCTGGTGATTGGAACAAGCTTTCATTAACTCAAAAAAATGCAATTGTCCACGATCAAGCAACGGCTAAAATCGTTTTAGCTATGCAAAAATCAGGCATGTGGAATCAACTGAGCTTGAAAGAACAAAATGCGGTAGTTCATGACAAAGCTACTGCTCAATTGGTTCAAGCATTAACTAGTTCAAATAAGTGGAAGGGATTGGATTTACAGGCTAAAAATGCAATCGTTAACGACAAAGCTAGTGCTCCAATTATTGGCGCTTTAGTACAGGCTGGCCAATGGAACGTTTTGCCGGTAGCCGAAAAGAACGCAATTATCAATACTGGTAACAGCGCTATGGATTTGGCTAACTTAGTAGTTGCTTATGGCAACTTCAATGCTTTATCTGATGTGCAAAAGACTTTAATTATTAATAATCAATCAGCTATGACTGCGCTACAACAAGCAGGATACGGAATACAGAGCTACAATTTAACACCTACACAGCTTAAACAGTTGAAAGGTGATAATGCGGACATCCTAAATAAAACAAGCAACGGAAAACTTGCTGTTGTAAGTTTCAACGGACAATCGGTAGCTGTTAAGAAATTAAAGGGTGACAACGTTGATGTGCTTGGCAAAATTTCAACAAGTAAAACCGCTATTGATAGTCATAATAGTAAGCCGGTTGACACCAAACACTTCAAAGGTGATTCAAGTGATGTAGTCAACAAATCTAATACTAGTAAGAATTCTGTTGGAACTTTTAATAGCAAGAGTGTAAGCACTAAACATTTCAAAGGACAAGATCAAGCATCTGGCCCAGCCCACAATGCTACTAATGCTATTGGTGGATTCCAAGGCAAGCCTAACATCATTACTAAGACACTTAGAACGGTTGTCGAAACTGTTAAGAAAACATTGCACTTAGAAAATGGTACTAGCGATTTTAATTCTAGTGAAGTAGCTATGGTCAATGATCAACGTGGCTCAACATTCCGTGAGTTGATTCATCTACCAACCGGCGAAAACTTCGTACCAACTGGTAGAAATATATTAATGGCACTTCCACGACATTCACAAGTTGTGCCAGCTAATCAAACTAACCGTTTGCTAGGTGGAATTAAGCAATATGCTAACGGTACTCCTGGATATTCAAGCGTTGTTAAAGACTTTACTGAATTAAGTCCAAGTCTTACTAATCAGACAACTCAATACTTTAATTCAAGTAACCCAGTCAATAACAGTCCTGTAAACAACCACAATGAATACACAATCAACATTCAAGCAGCTGTCTCAAGTGACATGGATATTAGAAAGCTAGCGGATAAGGTAATGAGAGAAATTAAGCGAAAAGATGATAGAAATATACTAGCTCAGGGAGGAGGAGTTAACTATTAAAGATGGAGAATTTGTAATCGATAATATTTCAAGTGTGGATGTATTAAATTCGCATATTACATCATTTGTTAAAATTCCACTTCCAAAACGAAAAGGGAGTTTGACAAGTATTGATGGTTCTAGCAAATCTTTAATTTCTGATGAAAATTCATACGAGAATCGTGAATTCGAATTAGAATTCGTAACCATGGCTAAGACTGAACAGGAACGATATAACTTAGAGGCTCAGCTATTTACATTGTTTGACGGATTTGATTATAAGCCATTTAGAATATATACAGACCCTAATTTTACATATTTTGTTAAGAACATCGATAATGTGGAAGTTGATAGAATTACACGTTTATCTAATGCTAGGATTTATAAATATAAATTGTCAGCAGCAGCGTTTAAATATTTTGAAATCGATAAAGAATTAACTTTCTCAGAACCTTTTGAGCTAGTTAGTTCTTTTTTATTTGATGCGAAACCATATTTCAAAATTACTGGTAATGGCGCTGTTAAATTTCAAATTAATGATCGTACTTTTGATTTAAACATTGACGGTTTTATTGAGTTGGATTCAGCTGAAGAAAACCAAGATGCTTTTAAGACCAAAGACGATGGGAGCATCACATTCGTTAATGAGAATACGACTATAGACGAATTTCCCTCTCTCTCTCGTGGAGTTAATAAAATCTCCTGGGATGGGGATGTATCACAAGTAATCGTTAGACCAAGGTGGCGAACAATATGACACCAATTTTATACAAAGCAGATGAAACTGATTTCACTAGTAATGGATTAGGTAAGATAACTGGGATTATTCAAAAGAGTGCTATTGTTCAAAATACACTGAATGGTGCTTATACATTTGACTTTGAATTGGCCAAGAACAGTCGATTCTATAATGTTGTTAAAGAAGAAATGATAGTGAAAGTTAAACCTGATTCAGTTCGAGATTATGACCTGTTTATGATTACTGACATCGATAAGGATTCCACATCTGGATATGTCAAGGTTTCATGTAGTCATATTAGTGTGATTCTTAATAATTACATGGCTCAAAGTCAAATTCCAATTGATGGATTTACAGCATCGTATATTTTGGATTACATCAAGAATGCCACTAATACGCCAAGTCAGTTCAGCTTGACAACTGACATTGATGAGCAGTTTACAGACACTAACGTTATTTTTGAACCTAATACTAACATCAATGAAATGGTTCTAGGCTCAGCCAATTCAATTGCTAAAGTAACTGGTACATACGTGTTAAAAGATAAATTCAATATGAATTTAACTAAGGCCGATGATTTTAAGACAATTGTTTTGAGAAAAGGAAAGAATATCTCAAATATATCTGTAAAACGTTCACTTAATGGATTAGTAACAGCAATCATCCCTTATTACAAGCCTAGAGAGGGAAAAAATAAAGAACCCATTTATGGAAGTAAAATAAAAAGTCCACTCTATTCAAAATACCAGCACGAGTATTTGAAAGCAGTGGACTTTTCTAGTGCAGTCGAAGGCGGAAAGGATTTCTCCGCGGAAGCAAACAATTATTTCAATGACAATCCAGGAATCGATAAGCCAGCATATGATGTTGAAATCAATACATTTGAATATCGAAGTCTTAGAAAACAGAAGTTTGAACTTGCTGACTTTGCTAAGATTTATGATCCCGATTTTGATATCAATGTTCAACTAAGAATTTATGAAATGCAATTCGACCCTATTAATGAAAGTGCAACAGTCATTAAAGCAGGTACTCAAGCTACATCAGTATTTCATAACTTAGAAAAGAAAATTGATAACGTTTCCGGAGATGTATCTGATGTAAAAGAGGATGTTAAAGATACAAATGATGCAATCGGCGACGTTCAAGATAATCTAGAAAGTACCGCAGTAGAAGCACAACGCCGGATTGATGCAGTTAAGCAGACAGTTGCCGATACTCAAGCTGACATGACCAAAGTCATGAACAATGGTGGGAACAACAAAATCGAATGGTCACCAAATTTAATGAATGCCACTCAAATGAAAATTCACACTTCATATGGTTATTGGCTATTAGACGATGCCGGCGCTGGTTTCCACAAGAATAATGGTACGGTTATGAACGGCTTAAGTGCTGATGGTCGAATTTATGCGGATTCTATAACAGGCAACGTGCTAACTGGTACTACTATCAACGGTGGAACCGTCAATGGTGGAATTATTGATGGAGCCCAATTCGTAGCTGGGTCAATCAAAACCAAGTCATATGCTCAATTTCTTAACTCGGCTGGACAGGTTTCTACTTCGGTTGCCAGTTATGGTATCTCAACGCCAGCGCTAACTGTGGACGGCGATATCGACAGGGCCATTCATGCTAACATTCAATATCTACATGTTGGTGGGAATATTTCAGGTAACGCGTCAGGGTTATACTTACAAGGACCCGTATATGTAGATGGGAGAAAAATTTAATTGAAAAAACTAAATACAAATAAGGTGGCAGAAGTGACTGCTAACGAATTGATTGAAAAATATAAAGAAAAATTAGCTCAATTGGATTCCGAAAACATGATTATGGCTATTCAATTGCAAAAGCAACAAGCATTAATTAAAGAGGTGTTTGACAAAGCACCAGAGGCTTTTCCTGACGATTACATTTTGAAGGAGGAAACTAATGCTAAAAACAAGTAGAACGGTGTACTTAAACGGGACATCTACAAACGAAAATAATGACGTGCTGGCAAACTTCAATGCAAATTTGAATGGCGCTGGCACTTTTAATATTTCCGAAACGATTATTGACAGATCAGATATGGACACAATCGAAAAAGACTTCGAAGAATTTCGAACACAAGCAAAAACTTTGATGGAAAAGGAGGAAAACTAGATGTCGCTACCATCCATTATTCTAGATACAGACAAGACAACTCCAATTTACGAGCTGCCTTTAAAGATTCGTCAAGGCGACACAGGTGACGAGCTACAAGTCACTTTAGGGAAGTCATTTCAAAAGTATACCGATTTATCTACGGTTGACGTTGAACTTATCGCCAAAACGCCCGACCAACGGCTGATTAAGTACGCTGTGACCGATAAGTCAGGAAACACGTTCAAGGTTAAGTTTCCAGATGAAATGTACACAAATGTCGGCGTATTCAGAAATATGTATTTCAAAATCGGAGACGACTCCACATCAAGTGTGAAGTTAGTCGTGCTACAAGGGATTGGATCAATCAAAGAAGCAGGAAGCTACATTGATGACTTTGAAACATTGATTGAGGAAGCCGAATCTTACGTTTTAGCCTTAAAAGACTTTTCTGATAATGGAAATGCAAAGATTGATGATGAAGTTGCAGAACTGACTGGCAAGATGACTGACTTCGTGGATAAGTCAAAGGAAGACTTAGATGCTGCTAAATCAGCATGGAATACATTCCAAAGCAATTCACAGACAGAATTTACAGACGCTCAAGACAAACGCACAAGTGATTTTAATAGCCAAAAATCAGGCTTTGAAAATGATTTTAGTGAGCAAAAAGCAGACTTTGAAAACAGATTTAAAGCACTGTTGGCAAAGTTGCAAGACGACTACGGCGACTTCAAAGCGTTAATCAATAAAGACGTTGCAGATTTTAATACGTCTTTAGACAGCTTAGATAGCCGAGCAACAGGTATTGAAAACAGATATGATTCTATAAAAGCCCAGCTTGACGCTTTAAAGGTTCCTGATATTGGTGGAAGGAACCTATTGGTAGGAACAGAAGCTCTAAGCCAATCAAGCCAAAATTTAATTACTGAAGATAAATTTAATGGCAATAGCGTTATTAAAATTCCATACACAACAGATTTCCCGGGAAATGCCAGTTATTATGATGCAATCACTGAAACGACTTCTATTTCAGTTCACAAGGGACAGTATACTCTGTCTTTCTATGCCAAATCAGATAACACTGGAGATGTGCTTAGATGTTTTTTCTTTAGTTCTAGCGTTATGACGACCGGCGGAATTACCAGTCAAAATGTTAAGACAAGCACAACTGATGGTGAGGTACCATTTTCTTTAACAACAGGTTGGAAAAAATACTGGGTAACTTGGGATAATGACGGTTCATCGGCTACTAAAAAAATTGTCATCGGTAGAATCAGCAAAAAAGATTCTAATAAGGGAGCAATTTATATAACCAGTCCAATGTTTGTTGAAGGGAATGTTCCTAGAGATTGGGTACCTGCACCAGAAGATGTTCAAACTGCTATCAAAAACGCCTTAGACAAAGCCAACTATTCCACTACTGCCGAGGTCGACAGCAAAATTTCTACAGGTGTTGGACAAGCGAAAACATACGCCGAGCAAACCATTAAGGGCATTATCGGTGCTGCTCCCGATACGTTGGACACTATCGGAGAGTTAGCCGATGCCGTGACTAAAAATAAGGACGGCGTTCAAGCTATCAATGAGGGAATTACAAAAAAAGCTGATAAGACGGACGTTACAGCACTTCAAAACACTGTTCAAACTATGATCACTTCAATCAGTCAAGCCGACTATGATGCTTTAGTTAAAACTGGAACTGTTAATCCGAAAATTATGTATGTGATTCCTGATGCTTAAGGAGGTTAGATTATGAATTTAAAAATTGATATAGGAGATATAAAATTATGGGATTAATGCTTAATAATCAGCCAATCAAGGGTGAAGTACATTTAGGTAAACAGACTATTGGAAAGATGTACTATAATAACAAATTGGTATATGAGAATATGTTGGCTAGTGGGACAGTTATTTGGGAAGGAGATACGAATGTCTCGAAAGAAGACACTAGTAATTATAAGAATAATTACATAAAGCTTGAAAAAATAAATAATGATTGGAGTAACTTAGCAGGCTTGGAAATTAATTGGTATCTCGATCCCAATTCTCAAACTACGTATAGCGCAACCGTGAAAAGAGAGGATTTAAAAAATCATTCATTTGTCGGTTTAAACGATGGAATAGAATTAGGAAACTGGAGCGAAAATTCAAACGTTCTATACTTTAAAGTTAATTATGCGCACGATTGCCACATTACCAAAATCACAGCCTTATAGGCTTATTTTTTTACGAAAAATTAGGGGGAGGAGGATTAATTGATGCCACCAGTCCCAATATTTATTAATAATTGGGTGGCGTGGATTGCTGCTATTACAGCTATTTCGGTAGCGCTGTGGCAGATTGTTAAATTAATTATTACAATTACAAAATTCACTCAAACTGTGAATGAATTAACAATTTCAGTTCAGGAATTGACTAAAAGCAGCTCAAGCGACCACAATAAAATTTTTAGAAAACTTAAAACACATGACAATACGCTGCACGATCACGGACTACGACTTCGTGACATTGAGCATGATGTAGAAGACATTAAAAATAAAGGAGATAACTAAATGGATATTTTGCAAGGTTTGCAACTAATGAATATCACAGAATTAACAATTATTATTTTAGTCTGCTATTTGCTAACAGCAGCGGCTAAGAAGTCAAAATTAGATAACAAATACATGCCATTTATCAGCATGCTAGTTGGCTTGTTAGTAGGCTTATTAATCGCATTAGTATTCCACGATACAGAGCTAGGAAAAGCAGGTTTAACAGGCTTTTTAGCAGGTGGATATACAGCAGGACTATTCACAGGAATTAAAGGAGTATTAGGCGGATATACTACAAAGGAGGATAAATAATGAATTTTAATGTAGATAATACTTATGCATTAGGAACCTATGAAGGTTCATCCCAACGTACAACTAATAAATTTATTGTTTTACACGAAACAACAAATATCGGTGCCAAAGCTAACGCAAGCTATTTCAAAAATAATTGGGCAACAACTCAAACGTACGTCCAATACGTCATTGGTGACGGTGGCAAAATTTATCAAGTTGGTGCTGACGGCTATCAAGCCTGGGGAGCAGGTAGTTATGCTAATGCCAACTCGCCAGTTCAAATTGAACTAGCTAGAACTACAGATAAAGCTACGTTTAAGAAAGACTATGCAACTTTTGTTAATTTTGCACGTTCTAAAGCTCAAGAGTTTAGCATTCCTACCACACTAGACGCTTATGGAAATGGAATTAAAACACACAAGTGGATTTCAGATAATATTTGGGGATCACATACTGATCCAGTTCAAAGCTATCTAGATCCGTTCTGGGGTATCACACAAGAACAATTGGCACATGACATTGCCAATGGCGTTAGCGAACCAGTAGCGCCTAAGAAGACGTTTACCAACATAAATAATGTTGTCACTGTATTAAAAGACAATGTCAAGGCTTATACTACTTATAAGCTCGATGGTTCAGCTAACAAAACCACTGACATCGCACCGGGTACAGGTTGGGTATCATTGGGTATTGAGATGATTAATGGCAAGCCTCATTACTTGATTGGTAGAGATATCTACATTCCACAATCAATTACAACCTTTAAAGACAAAGTGCTGATCAATTCAGATATTCCCGTGCATGCTGTTAACTTAAAAGGTGAAGTAGTAGGTGCTAACTTAGATGGTGGTTCAGCTTGGAAGTATGCAGCAGTCGTAAATGTACCTAAAGTGGGATATTGCTACAAGATTGCCACGGATATGTATCTACCACTTAAGTATGCGCAAGGTTCTGGATATAAAGGATAAATTTTAAGCGGTAAATGCTAGACAAATATAATAATATGCGTTATCTTAATGTTGTTCATTGATGTGGACAACATTATAAAACTATCTCGATTTTGAACTAGCTTTGATAGTGTCAGAATAGCCCATCATCTATTAATTTAGGTGGTGGGCTTTTTTTAGTTGTCTAAAAATAAATAAAAAAATCATTGCATGGTAGATTGCAAATTTAATTCAATTATTTTTGTATAAAAAAAATCGCTAGTCGTTTGACTGGCGATAAAACTTTGCTCCCACAAAATATTTTCGTGACACACACGTGACACACTTTTATGTATTATATATGTGACTTATCGTAACTCATGAAAATAGAAACATTGATTTGTAGGCTTTTCATAAGCTATCGAAACTCATCGAAACTGATATAAGCGAACTACGAGGAAGATACCCCTAAGTTCAAAACCCTTATAATACCAGTAGTTACACGGTTCTTTTTAGTCAATGAATTTTCGTGACGTTGTTCGTGACGTCGTTACATGTTGACTAAATTTGCCATCTTGTTAATGGTATTTTTACGTGATAAGTTGGACATATGCCAATAGACATTTAAAATCTGAGATGCATCACTATGTCCTAATTGTAGTTGAACTTCTTTAATACTCGCTCCACCTTCAAGAAGAAGTGAACACGTTGTGTGTCTTATGCCATGAACAGTAATTCTTTTTAGATCGTACTTCGAACAAATATGATCTAACCATTTATTGGCTTTTGTTAGGCTGAGCAAAGAGTTTTTAGTGTTAGGGAATAATAATTGATTTGGAGTATCAGCATTATATCCAAGCACTAACATTTCTTTTCTTAGTTCAATTATCCATTTTTTCATGATTAGATTAGTTTCTTTGTCTAATCCAATAGTTCTAATTGACCGTTTAGTTTTTGGTGTTGATATTATGGGAGTATTATCAACGCTACGACTAACGGTCTTATTTATTTTTAAAGTACTATTATCAAAATCGATATCTGAAGTAGTTAGGGCCAACAATTCACCTTTTCTAGCTCCTGTGAATAGAGCTAATCTAAAGAATGCTATTGCTTTTTCATTTCTACCAGCATATTCGATATTTAAATATTTTAGAAATTGTTGTACTTGTTCTTTATCCCAATAGTTATCATTCTCTTGTTCAATAACATCTTTGTTCAAGTGTGGCATAATAACGAGTTCCATTGGATTGTCATATATGATTTTTAGTCGTTTTGCTTCTTTGAAGACAAGACTTGCATAGTCTTTGACTTTATCAAAGCTTTTCAGCTCCTTAGACCACTTATTGACAGCCTCCTGACACATTGGAACCGTTATCTTTTTAATCTCTCTGGAGCCAAATATAGGGTTTATATGATGCTTAAATATTCCCAATACTCTGTTGAGAGTACTTTCTTTGACTGTATTCTTGTACGATTTTATGAAATAACTATAAATTTCAGAAAATTTAGTAGTTTCTTTTTCTGAATAACCGTAATCATCGATATTAACCATTGCTCTTGAAGCAGCGATTTCCGCTTTACGGCGAGTGGTAAAACCTCTTTTGGTAGTTCTTTTTACTTTTCCAGTGAGTGGATCAGTGCCGTTTGAATATTGACACATCCATAATTTTTTACCTGATTTTGTTTCGTATTGTTTAATGTAAGCCATAATTTCCCTTTCACTGTGTGGAAGCAGGGTAAAGAGAGGTTTATGGATTATCACCTTCTTTCAATTGTTTCAAAACTGGATAATTCTAAAACTTGGGCTTGTTTATTTACATTTTCAATTATGCGATGATTTTGTCAGATTTAGATCTATTGCATTTCCAACATAAAGTTTGAAGATTATCTGGAGTTGTCAATCCACCCTTGGCCACAGGAATAATATGGTCGACTTCTAGTAAAAGAAGACTTTGCTGAGCAATTGATGCACCACACATTTGACAAGTGTAATTATCCCTTTCTTTAATTGAGTTTCTTAAAGAATTTGTCATTAGTGATCTTTGTGCTTTGGCGGACTTTTTGTATTTTATTTTGTCAGAAATATATTCTTCGACGGCTTCAACAGTTCTACTATCGAAGGTTATTGTGG